TGGGAGTTTGTAAGAGAGTTATACTGCCATAGATTTGGCGGGATACTCTTTAACCTACGACAAGAAGGTTATGAAATTACAACACTTAAAACAAAAACAAAGGGCTTAGTCAGTTACTACTGCACTAAAGTACCTACGAGAACTACCATTAGCTAATGATAGAATTGTTAATCGGGTGTTTGTTTCCCATAATGCTAACATCTGATAGCTTAACTGAGTATCGTGAGTGCCAAGAAACAAAGTATATGGTGTACAATGTGGAAGAATGGTTACCTACGGTACAAAGTTATTTTAAAGAGGAAGACATCTTGCGTGCTTTAGGGATTATACATTGTGAAAGCAGTGGTCGACCTACAGTGATAGGGAATAACTCTAATGGCTCACAAGATGTTGGACTCTGGCAGTTTAATGATGATACCTGGGCTTGGTTAAAATCAAAACTTGGTATAATAGGAGAACGAACCAATCCAGAAGTTGCTACAAGATACGCAGCTTGGCTAGTCTACAATGACGGCTGGCATCACTGGAATAGTAGTAAACATTGTTGGAAAGGAACTGATAATGAAATGTTGTGGACAGATACTAACACAAGTATGCGTAGTTACTGACCAAGTATACTGCGATTATTGTGAGAAAGTGTGGGGTTACGTAGATGATGTGGCGTAATACACATAAAGAATTTCGTAAACAGATAGATAATATATTAAACCTTACATGTGAATTGTGTGGCGTAAGTTACACAACAACATTTGAGTTAGTATCTTATTGTAATAATTGTATTGAAAGGTTAGAAACAGAAATGAATAATATAAATGAGTGACAAACAAAAAATAGATTTAGAAAAAATAAATATCTTTAACCATCCACGTTTTATGAAAGTGTGGGCGCAAAGATTTAGTAAGGCATGTGGTAGTGATACATTTAATGTAGCACCAGACACAATAGCATTAAGATACTTGATGGATAAATTTGTAGTAGATTACAACCATCACCTTACACAACTAGAGGAGGAATAATGAATAAGTTTAAAAAGTTTTCATCTAAAGAAGCAAGACAAGATGTAATAGATATGACAAGTAAAGAAAAGTTTAGGGCTTGGACTAAGCATAAAGAAAGTTTAGCAGCTCAAGCAACAGAGTTCGGTGGTAGAAGGTTACTAGGTGTGACTGAAAAAGGTAATGCTATATGGGCTCAGTACTACATAGATAAAGAAACACTAGACATGCAAGTGTCTTTAACACATGACATGGAAACTATACGTAAGTCTAAGCTATGCCCTAGAAGAGTAACGCTAGCAAGAGGTGAGAACCTTGCAGACTTAGACCATGCTATGAGACCTAAAACAGCTAAAGATTTGGGAGAAGTTACATTAAATACATTACGTTACATAGATAAACTATTCAGTATGTCTAATGCAAACATAGGTAAAGTAAAAGGCAAGTGTAGTACACAACTATTCATGATGATTTCAAATACAATATACGAGGGTTCATCAGAAGCAGGTAAGTTTAGATGGCAAGACATCATGAGGACATGGGACCTACCTTCTGGTAAGTACTTTACAGTCTATGGATAGTCAGACATACAGACCTTTACCTAAGTATCTTACGATACAACCAAGTAAGATAGACGGATTAGGTTTGTTTACTATTAGAGCAATACGCGATTTAGATTCAAGCATAGGAGTAACGCATGTATTTATGGACGAAAAAAAACAGGTAATACGCACACCATTAGGTGGATTTATTAACCATAGTAATGAACCTAACTGTGAAGTACTACGACATGAAGGTACATATACCAATCATCTTTATCCTATTAGACCTATTAAAGCTAATGAAGAACTTACACTTAAATACAGTATGTATAACGTAGATGAATAACTTGTCGGATATGCGTGAGGCAGCCTTAGAACGTGCTGGTGAACGATGTGAGTGGGCAAATTGTAATGACAATAAGTGGTTAGAGCTAGCGCATATACATGGTATAGGTATGGGTGGTAATAAGAAACGTAAATTTAGTATGGATAATGTAGCTATCTTATGTAAATGGCATCACGATGTATACGATGGACGACAACAGAAGGGTTCCTCAGTTGCTTATAGAGATTTATTACAGGGTTTTTTAAAAAGAAAGTATGTGGATTAAACTACGGACGTCACTTGTCAAAGTAAAGTTTCTTTAATCCAGTGTTATATTTCTTAGCTAATTTATATTGAGCGTTACTTGTTTTAACTTTACGTTGTTGATATTGTTTAGCATCTTTAGTAGGAAATCCTGCTTCACTACCAAATGAACCTATAAGTTTACCCATTTGTTTAGCATCATCATATGCATTACTGCTTTTTTTAATAGCTTTATCTCTAAGAGCAGTATGTTGTTTCATACGTTTGTTTAGTTCATTACGTCCAAGACCTTTGTGTCCTGCACCAACACCATAACTTTTATCCATCAGATTTTTTTCTAGCTCTTTTTTCAATATAACTTCTATTAGGTCTTTTTTTAAGATTACCTTTTATTTTCTTAGGACCGTTTAATTTGCTACCAATGTTATCAGTGTTTCTATCATCCCAAGTTTTTATATCAGTTGATTCAATAGTACCTGTTGGTATTCCGATATCACCTTTAGGTAATGGTTCATCTAAATGGTCTTTCCAACCTCCAAAATTAATTGCTCCAGCTCCTATACGACCACCACTCATACCACGGGCAACTTGTTCTGCTTGTTTAGCTGATAAAATATCACCGCGATATCCACCCATACCTGCACCTTCTATACGTTTAATATTTCTAGGCATATTATTTACTAACTGTTATTTGTTTCTTTGCATATGTTTTGATTACTGCAAGTGCAGCACCGCCACCAGCTAACGCAGCTAACTGAAGTACTTCAGCATCTACACCAACTAGAGGAGCNACTGTTAACGCACCTATGAACGCTTCAACGAAGGTCCAGCTAGTTCTTTCTATCATATCTTTAAGTTGTTCACTCATTTTATAACTCCATGCTTCGTTCCAAGGAGTCCACGCTACGTCTTTTTTAAACGTCCCATCAGAATTTCTTTTTCTCTTAAATCTTTCAAACATATTATGCTTGTGGTTTCTTGTTGTATAGTATATCATCAAAAGTTTGCTTCGGCAACATACTCAACATTGACAATGCAGGGTTTAATTTAGTAGCAGCTTTAGCAATTTTACCTGCACCGTATGCAAGACCTACCGCTTTTCTAGCTTTTGCTGCTAATGACGCATCAGCTTTTAACTTAGCATCAGTTGCTCTAATACCTACACCTTTGTTAGTAGATTTACCTGAACCTACACCAGATGAAGGACGTGCAAACCTTCTACCTAATTGTTCTTCGTAAAGAGTTTTACCTGTCAAACCAGGACCTTGTACTTGTGCTCTTGCATTAGGAGTTTTAGGACCTTGTCCAGATACATTATCTTTTTTAATATCAAATTCTCCTGTTTTATATGCTTCACTTCTTGTGTCTTGTACGTTTATATCGACACGAGTATCTCCAATTCCTCTATTAACTAAACCTTTAGGTGTATCAATAATGTTTGAACCTTTTGTTACTTTAGATTGTAATTCTTTATCTATTTTAGAAATAAAGTTTTGACGAAATTCTGCTGCATTAGCAGCTTTAGCTAGTTTTTGCATCTCTGGTGACATTAATTTTTTAGAAGTAGAAAACTTACCACTTCCAGTTTTTGGTGCATTAGTTAAACGAGAATCAGATAATAATTTTTTATCTTGTCTATCTAACCAACCTATACCAAAATCTTTTGAACCAGAAATTCTATCAGGAGAACTACCTATCTGACCTTTGTACTCTGCATATTTTACTTCTTCACTTGTAGGTCCAGATTGTACCATACTGTTATCTCTAGGTTTTGCGTCTAAAGATGTGTAACTTACTTTTTTAAGTTTGCCATCTTCAACGTCTTTAATAACACGTTCTTGTTTAATAACTTCTTCTGCTTGATTATAAATAGCATCTGCTTCTTCTCTCATTAATCCAGCTACAAGGTCTGCAGTAGATTTGTTTGCTCTATCTGTTATGTATTGCATATTAGAAGAAGTTCCATATATTTTTTTACCAGATTTATTTTCAACAAAACTTGCTTCACCTAGTTGTGTCATGCTTGGAGTTAAATCATTTGGTATATTATTTAATGTTCTTTCAGCTTTTTCTACATTTAAAGTATTACCAAATTTTCCTGGTCCTTCTAAATAATTATTTATTTTAGTAGTTTGTGTTACAGGTCCTTTTGTTTCTTTTGATGCATCATATAATTCAATTTTATCATCTATAAAAAATGTATTGTTTTTATCAGTTAGTCCTGCAATACCTTTAGCTTTTGGATTTTTAACTTTAGATACATCTTCAGTAGCTAATGGTAGGTCTTCTACCTTAACACCAGCAGTTTTTAATCTTGTTTCTATACCTACTACATCATCAGATTTACCCATTACTTGTTTAAACTTTTTTAATTCTGTTTCTTTTAAAATAATTTCACTTTCTAAATAAGCTTTTGATGCAGAATATGTAGGATTTAATTTAGCTAATGGTACACCACCAGTACCAGCTTTAGAAGGTCCTTGTAACATAGACTTTCCGTACATTTGTTCAGCTTTTTTCTTTGCTCTACTAGCAGAGTAAGTACTTGGACGTACTTCACCATAAGTACTTAATTGTTTTTTTAAAACATCTAACTCTTGTTCCATAGCAAACGTAGCTTTATTTTGTGCTGATTCACTTTTTACAACTCCAGAACCTTCAGTTATTTTTGGAGCATTGTAATTTTTAATTACATCTAATGCTTGTGATTTATTAATGTTTATTCCTTTATTTTCAAAAAGATATTTTCTAACTACATCTGGATTACCAGAATTCATTATATTGTCTATTTCATTTGGAACAGCATCACGTAATGGTTTAGAAGGTATAGCTTCTTCTATAGCAACTTGGTCATTAGCAGCTTGAAATGCATTTAATTCAGGTGTATCGCTACCTGTTTCTCCGTAATCAAATTTTATTTCTGATTCATTTTCTACAATATCAGGTAATCCGTCTTCATCACTGTATAGTTTGTTGTTAATTTTATTGATACGCATGTTAATCTATCTTTCTGCCGTCTAGTTTAGCAGACAACATTTGAATTTCTCCACTTATTTCTGACAATTTATCCATTACATTGTTACTAGATTCATCAACTATCTCTTGTACATCACCATCATAATCTATATACTCTACTTCTACACTTAATCCTGCTTCTATAGCAGCTGCAACACGAGGATAAACAAATTTATACGCATCAACGCTACTGCCGATAAACCCATCTTTAGCTATACGGTTGTTAGTCTGTGAATTTCCTAAAATGAGACACCCAGCTGTATGCTCATCAGTGTTACCTGTATGCCATAATATGTACTCAAATCCAGGTACATTTTGTACATGTATCATACCTTTATGGAATGTATTACCATATTTGTTTAAGTATTTATTATGAAATCCACCTTCTTCACGTAGTTTAAGCTTGTATGTACCAGCAGGTATACGTGTTTCACCCCAAACTTTTATGTCACGTTGTTCATCTTCTAATGTGTATGCTAAAAATGTACGTTTATTCTGGCTAATTTCAAACAACATTCCTGATGTTGAGTCTTTACCACTACTAATTCTAAGTACTTCATACTTCATTATTCATTGGCTCCCATACAGCACACCAACCATACGGTGCTACTTCTTTGTAAAATTTAAGACAATAATTATTAGAGTAATGCATACAATTATCGCAGTACTCTCCAGGTTTAGGACTATTGACAACATATGCTCCAGGTAATGCCATTACTTTTTCTTCTTTTTAACGATACGTTTGATTTTACCATTTTTAGTTTTAGCAAAAATATGTGTTTTAGTCTCTCTAATAAAGGTACCACTATAAGTTTTACCTCCCCACTGCCAACTTACTCTTTTAGGCATATTACCACTTAGCCTTATCTGCCCAATAAGCTGCAGACATTTTGCCTTTTTTAATATTTTTAGCATGACGTGCTTTAAATGACTTTTTTCTAGCTTTATCTTTAGCTGACTTAGGATTTTTACCTGCACCTGATACACCTTGTTGTCCAAATCTTATAAGTTTAAGTGTATGACCTTCTTGTGCTAATACTACATGTGACTTAGTAGCGTGTTTAGGTGTACGTTTAGGTTGATTAACACCTTTTAATCCGTGTTTTTTAAGCATTGCTGCTTTTCTATCTGCATGTGCCATGTTACTTTCTCCATCCTAAAGTTATTAACCATAT